ATGGCCGCGCTGCGGTCCATACCAAAGCAGCCGGAAGAGAAAAAAGAGTCGCCTATGGCTGAATATCTCCGTAGGAAGAGGGAGGGACAAAGCGGGTGATGTAGATGCACGACAAGAGAAGGGCATTGGACATAATAGAATTCGTGCAAATGCTCAAAGCGGTTGATGATTTTTACGGGCAGCCTTTTCAACTGCTGGACTGGCAGTATCAGGTGTTATGGGATGTATATGGGACTGTAAAAGAGGATGGTTATAGGCAATACAGGTACGCATATCTGGAAATACCCAAAAAGAACGGGAAAACCAGTTTGGTTGCAGCCATAGCACTGTATCACTTGCTTTGCGATGGCCCAGGCGGACAAATATACTGCTGTGCAGCCGACCGGGGCCAGGCGGAACTGGTATATAAAGCTGCCATTGGGATGATAGAGCAGGAGCCGGAATTCGATGGTGTTCTTAAAGTATTAGACAGCCGAAAAGAAATTAAGAATAAACAAACCGGCTCAGTCCTAAAGGTGCTCTCAGCCGAGGCGTATACGAAGCACGGTCTTAATCCATCTGTCGTAATATTTGACGAGCTGCACGCTCAGCCGAACCGTGATTTGTGGGATGTAATGACCTTCGGCGCCGGCGCCGCACGGAAAGAACCGTTATGGTGGGTTATAACAACAGCTGGAGATGATCCAGACCGTAAATCAATAGGCTGGGAAATCCACGAAATAGCCAGAAGGATTGCAGACGGCGAGCTATACGACCCAACATGGTATGTCAAGATTTATAACGCCCCTGAAGATGAGGATATTTTCGATGAAGATATCTGGTATAAAGCAAATCCCAGTTTGGGGTATACAATCAACATAGAAACTGTAAGACAAGAGGCGCTTGCCGCAAGAAATAGTGAATCAGTGGAGCGCCTTTTCCGTTGGCTTCGCTTGAACCAATGGGTATCCCTGAAATCTGTTGGTTGGTTACCGTTGACATTATGGGACGCTACTGTTGGTAACTGGAATCCTGCAGAGCTAGTAGGTAAAAGTTGCTACATTGGCTTGGACTTATCCAGCACAACCGACCTTACCGGAGAGTGTTTACTGTTCCCGCCTCAAGAGGGGCTGGATGGGTGGCGGGCAATATTTGAGGCGTGGATACCCGAGGACAGCATGAAAGAGCGCGTAAAACGGGATAAAGTGCCTTACGACAGGTGGGTAAAGCAAAAATTCCTCCACGCTACGCCGGGTAATGTCGTAGATTATGAATTTGTTGAAGCGAGAATCCTGGCTCAGAGCAAGCAATATAATGTTATCGAAGTTGACACTGACCCGTGGAACAGCAGGATGCTGACACAACGGCTGATGAAAAACGGTATTGAAGTTGTTGAAATTAAGCAGGATATTGCCCATATGTCCCCGGCGATGAAGGAAATTGAGCGCCTGGCAAAGACGGGGCGGCTAACACACGAAGCCAACCCGGTGGCGCGTTGGTGTTGGGGAAATGTGACAGTAGCAGTTGACGGCAACGGCAACATTAAGCCTATGAAAAACAAAAGCGTTGAAAAGATAGACCTGCTAGTGGCAATGATAAACGCTATGGCCCGAGCAATGCTCAATACGCCTAAAGCAGACGTATCCAAATACGCCAGTGGGGAGTTTTTGGACAAGCTGTGGGGCTAGGAGGTGGATAAATGGCTTTATGGAGCAAATGGTTTAAACCAAAAGCACAGACGCAGGAAACAATCGGCATAAACGACAGGCGCCTCCTGGAGATTCTGGGTATTGAGCCTGGCGAGCTAAACCTGAAAGGCAAAAATGCACTCAAAGAGGCTACCGTCTTTGCCTGCATCCGCATCCTGGCCGATGCTGTAGGGAAGCTCCCGCTAAAAATTTATCAGGATAAGGACGGGAAACAAGGCGAGGTAAATCACTATCTCACACCCCTGCTAAAAATAAGGCCCAATCCCTGGATGAGCGCCCGTGATTTTAAGAAAGCCCTGGAAGTACAGCGGCTGGTTCACGGCAACGCCTATGCCTGGCTGGATATAGAAACCAGGGGAAAAAACGCAGGCAGAGTTAAAGGTATATACCCTCTGGACAGTCCAAGGGTGGAAATATGGATTGATGATATTGGCCTACTGCCGGGCAAGGGCAAGATGTGGTACGTCTTTACCGATAACAGAGGGCAGCAGTATAAGATTAAGCCCGATGAGATGCTGCATTTTAAGGGTTTAACTTTTGACGGTATTGTCGGGATGACACCATTGGAAAAGCTTAAAGACACGGTTGAAAACGCTGGCGCGGCCAGTAAATTTCTGAACAACAGCTTTAAAACCGGGATGCAGACCAAGGGGATTATACATTACGTGGGCGATCTGAGTCCAGCTGCAGAAAAAACTTTTCGTGAGAAGTTTGAGCAGATGTCGAGTGGTCTGAAAAATGCTAATAGAGTATCATTGCTCCCGATTGGCTACCAATTTCAGCCGCTGTCCTTAAAGATGACCGATGCGCAGTTCCTGGAGAATACCGAACTAACGATCCGTCAAATTGCGGCGGCTTTCGGTGTAAAGATGCATCAGCTAAACGAACTTACCCGGGCAACTCACACTAATGTGGAGCACCAGCAACGGGAATTTTACATCGACACCCTCATGGACATCCTGACCGGTTACGAACAGGAACTAACATATAAACTCTTTACGCAGAGAGAGTTGGACGAAGGGTATTATATTAAGTTTAATGTTAACGCTATCCTGAGGGCTGACCCCAAAACCCGATATGAAGGTTACCGGATTGCAATACAATCCGGTTTTTTAACGCCCAATGAGGTGCGGTCCTTAGAGGAGCTTGAACCCAAGGAAGGGGGCGACCGGCTCCTAATTAACGGTAATATGATGCCGATCGAGATGGCCGGAGAGGCTTACAAGAAAAACAATCAGAGAGGCGGTGAAGATAGTGGGGAAACGGAGGAAGTTTTGGAATTTTAAAGCCCTGGATGATAAAACCGGCGAGCTCACCTTGTATGGCGAAATATCAGACGTAACCTGGTGGGGTGATGAAGTAACACCGAAGCAGTTTAAAGAAGACCTGGATGCCCTGGGGGATATAGATACACTCAATATCTACATCAATAGCCCCGGGGGGGATGTTTTTGCCGGGCAGGCCATTTATTCAATGCTAATCAGGCATAAGGCATACAAAAATGTCTATATTGATGGTTTGGCTGCTAGCATAGCGTCTCTGGTAGCGATGGCAGGGGACAAAGTTATAATGCCGGCAAACGCAATGATGATGATCCATTCCCCCTGGACGTGGGCGGTAGGTAATGCCCAGGACTTCCGCAAGCTAGCAGATGACCTGGACAAAATCCGGGATAGTATGGTAACGGCATACCAGGATAAATCAGGGCTTGAAGCAGAGGAAATAACAAAAATTATGGATGCTGAAACTTGGTTATCTGCTAAAGATTGCCTGGAATATGGCTTCGCAGACGAAATAGAGGAAGCAAAACAAGTGGCAGCCTGTGTAGATGAAAAGTATTTTTTAAGGTACCGGAACATTCCAGAAGGGTTGAAAAAACCTCCTGATGAGGAGGTGAAAAATAGTGATAAAAACATAAAAAAACAGAAATTGTTGTTGGAATTGGAGCTGTAAAAGGCTCTTTTTTTATTACCAGAAGAAAGGAAAGGGATTCAAAATGACTAAGGAAATGAGAGCATTGTTACAGGCACTTGAAGATAAGAAGGTAAAAGTAAGGGCACTGCTGGCTGAAGATAAAGTAACCGAAGCAGAGCAGATGATGGAAGAAGTCAGGGCCCTGCAGAAGAAAATCGACCTACAGAAAGAAATTGAGGCAATGGAGGACTTTGGTGGCGACGATAGCGGCCAGCAAATAAACAACGTTGGTAAAGACTTGAACGCCGAATACAAACGTGTATTCCTGCGCGGCCTGCGCCGGCAGAGGATTAGCGCCGATGACCGCAGCGTTATCAGTGAGTATTACCGTTCTATCCGAGGTGAGGTAATGCATGAGGGCGGCGTGCAGCCCCCTATTACCGCCGGTGATGTAGGCCTCATCGTGCCCAAGGACATCCAGACCCGTATCAACGAAATTATGCGGCAACTCAATGACCTGTCTCAGTACATCCGGGTGGAGACAGTCAATACGCTGTCCGGCAGCCGAGTGCTTGAGGCGGACAATGTAATGACCCCGTTCCAGGTTGTAAACGAATACGACCAAATCCAGATGATGGACAACCCGCGGTTTACGCCTGTGCAGTACACGCTTGTAAAGAGGGCAGGGTATTTGCCGTTGACCAATGAGCTACTGGCCGACAGCGACCAGAATATCCTGCAGTATGTGGCGAACTGGATCGCCAAGAAGCATGTAGTGACCAAGAACTCCCTGATCACTACTCTGCTTGGTAGCCTGCAGGCTGTCGCGCTGGCAGATTTTGACGCCATAAAGAAGGTGCTAAACGTCCAACTTGACCCGGCAATCAGTCTGAACTCTGTCATTATCACGAACCAGGACGGCTACCACTGGATGGACACTCAGATCGACGGTAATGGCCGTTATCTCCTGACTGATGACATTACTCAGCCTGGGCGTAAAGTATTCAAGGGTCGCCCAGTTGTGGTGGTGTCTAACCGCTACCTGCCGACCAAACAGGGGCCGCCTGACCTGGCGCCGGTATTTATCGGCAATGGTCAGCAGTTTGCCGTCCTGTTTACTCGGGGTATTTACGAGCTTGCCTCCACCACCGAAGGCGGCGACGCATGGCGGCGCGACACCACCGAACTGCGGGTCATCACCCGTGACGCCCTGGTGAAGTGGGACCCCGCAGCCATGGTATACGGCAAGTTGCAAATATCTGGAAATACCCAAACCTAATAGAGAGAGGGGCTTCCCTCTCTCTTGCCCTTAAAGGGGTGACGTTAAATTGATTGTAACCCTGGAAGAGATAAAACAATATTTAAGGGTAGATGGTACTGAGGACGATGCACTTATCACGTCACTTATAGACGCTGCCGAAGCATATTTACAGAACGCAACCGGGAACCAATTTGATAATTCAAACTCATTAGCAAAGCTGTTTTGTTGGGTGTTGGTAACGGATTGGTACGAAAACCGGGAGGTTAGTGTCGGGCGTGTTGGAGAAAAAACCAGGCCAATTGTAGAGTCTATGTTAGCTCAACTCAAGCACTGCTATAAGCCGGAGGTGGCAGAATGAACCCCGGCAAGCTTAGGCACCGTGTAGCAATCCTCCAAAAACAAACAACCATAGACCCGGATGGTTACCCTATTGAAACATGGGAGCCGCTTTATTCTGCCTGGGCGAAAGTTGAACCTATCTCAGGCCGGGAGTATTACCAGGCCGCGGCAGTCCAGGCACAGCACCAGGTACGCTTTACAATGCGTTACCGAAAGGATATAACCCCGGCCATGCGGCTGCGCTGGGACGGCGAGGATTACGAAATCAAAGCCGTTATTGACCTGGAGGGACGGCGCAGGTGGCTGCA